CTACAAATCTGGCTGACAAAGCCCTCGGCCCAGTCCTTGACGTAGCCCTTGCGGTGATCCGACTCGGGGATCCACACCCGGCCCCGGGCAATGATGTTGCTGACAATGTTCAGCCGCTGCATCTTGTCCGCCCTGCCCGGGTTGTAGGCCCGGACCGGCAGGTGGGCACGCTGGAGGTCTTGGATCAGGGAGATCCCGGCGCTCTTGTCCTCGATCAGCAGCAGGTCAACCCGCTTGCGGTCCTTGCCCTCTCCGAAGACGGTCTCGTACTCCTCGATGACCTTTGGCCGCAGGTCGGGGTACATCATGCGCTCCTGCCAGCAGTCAATCACCATGGCCGCCATAGGGCCATCCTGTGGCTTGAAGCAGCCAAACGTGATGCAGGCGGTCGGGTCGTTCTGCGCCTTCTCGCTGGTGGCAACGTCGTAGGACTGCAGGATGTACTCAAACTTGGGGAACGGCCGGCCGGCAGGCCAGAGCTTGAACATGTCCCGCTTGACGATCCCACCCTCCTCCGGGTCAATAATCTCGGCGTAGATCTCCTGTCGGCCAAGTGTGGTGCCCTCGTAGCTCAAAATCTGCTTGCGGAAGTTCTCCGACAGGTTGGCCAGATTGGTGTAGGTCGAGGCGGTGGTCATCACCACATCGCTGCCCTCCCGGCCTATCAGCTCGATGATCAAGTCTTTAGGGCGGGGCGTGGTGGTGCAGATCATCCGGGTGCGCTTGCCCAGCCGCATGCCGAACTGAATCTGGTCCCACGCCTCTTGTATATAGTCCCACGCCGCCAGCTCGTCGCAATTGTGGACAACAATGCCGTTGGCTATGAACTCGTGCTCACCCTCAACTGTCAGGTTGTACGTCAGCGTGTTGGGCAACCGTTCGACGCTTCTTACCGGGATTTGATTGAAGCGCCACTGCTTTTCGACAGCCGATTGAACAGAGCTTATGGCTTTCTCGAATTTGTTTGTACTCGCCCCCGCACTTAACGCAAGTGACTTGTTTGGGAAACTGGCGGTTGTCTCGCCACCTGTCCAAGCACGGCCTACAGCAGAACCTGCCAACCTTGTTGGCTGATAGTGAAACAAACTCTTTGTTGCATTGAATGCATTGACCAATCTTCGGTGTTCGCAAAGAGGCCAAAGTTTTTCGAGCAGCGTTCTTTTGAGCTTCGCTGTTTGTTGTCCCCATCTTGTGATGTCTCTGATGGTCCGACTTTGACATAAGAGCAAGATTTGAGACGTCGTTGTTTTTGACGTTGTGATCGACGTGATGGACAACAAAGCCTTTCGGAATTGGGCCATGCGCCCGCTCCCAGATGTACCTGTGGAAGTAGCCTCGGCGCTTGTTTTGGTAATGCCCGCTTGGCCTTTTATGCCAAGTGACTCCGTCGTAAATGACGCTCTCCATACAAAATCCCCTGCCTTGATGTTGCCAGCGGGAATCCACTGGTCACCAACAAGTATGGGGTGATCATCGGTTGTGGTCAATACTACCTCACCACAATCGATTGATACCAAGCCAGCGGGATTGCCAGATACGCCAGAAGCCACCACTTTACGAGGGCCATAACGGGTCATGACCGAATCGCCGGGCCGCACAAATTCAATTGCTATCTCGCTCCCATCTGGCAACGCAATCATGGCATTTGGTGGGATACACCAGCCCCCGTGGAATTGTGGACCCCGGAAGCGCTCAGGCTCATATGCGGGTATACCCTTAATCAGACTGCCGTTGTGCAGACGAAGCTCGTGCGCGGTCTTGTTGTAGTCAGCCACCAATGACTTGGGGATCACCGCCAGCAGGCCGGAGTCGCCCTCGAAGCACGTCCCCCGGACGTCAGCCGAGGTAGGTGCAGCTACCAGCCAGCGGGTGCCGGGCTGCTCATAAGCCCACCAAGCTATCTGCTCGGCAGCCGTGCGGGTCTTGCCAGCTCCACGTCCAGCCAGCATCAGCCAGATGGACCACCAGTCTCCGGGCGGCAAAATCTGGTGCTTGTGCTGGGTAGCGAACCAGCTCATCCTCCACGCCCACGCCAATCGGTACTCGGGGCTTGCAGCCGCTAGGTGCCTCTGGACCTCCGGGTCCGAGACGATCTCCGCGATGTCACTCATTAGCCGAGACTTGCCGTTTCAACTCCGCGTTCTTCATGATCGTCGCGAGGAAGTTGTCGGCCTCCACCTGCGCCTCAATCTTGATAGGATTGTTGGGGTCGCCGGCCAGCTCAAGTTTGTCGCCGTACTTTTTAGGCTTGAGCTTCATGGCCGTCCACTTGCGGGCCTCGATGCGCTGTTTCTGGTAGGCCACGTACCCTGAGTCAATCTTGATGTCAATCACCTCACCGTGCTTGTTTAGCACCTCCACAGTCTCGGGCGACTCGTCAGCGATACCAATAATCTCGTCGGCCAGCGTGTCGGCCTGTTCTTCGCGTGCGCGTATGTATTTGTCGCAGAACAAGGGCTGCTCCAGCAACCACCGGTACACAGTCGCCCTGTCTGGCATTCCCTCAGTCTTCACAATTTCCTGCAAGCTCTCACCCTCTGACAGCCTGATGCAGATGAAGTCAGCTATATGTGTGGTGTAGGTTGACTTGCTTGTCCTCTGAGGAGCGCTGACAGGCTGCTTGGCTACCTTACCCTTGGCTTTAGGCTTTTGGGCTGCTGTAGCCCGTTTTGATGGCTTTGCGGCGGTTTCTGGCATGACCTTAATCCTCGTCCGTTAATTTGGGCGTATCGTACCTGATACTTGGTGATTTGTAATCGCTTGGTGTAAAGTGGCAGAACACATTGGCAAAGGCGTTGCCCTCTAGCGGTACTGGTCTGCCGTGCTTCAGGCGGGCGGACTCGTAGAAGACCATCTCGCCGGGTGTCATCAGGATCTGGTGCGGCTCGTAGGCGTGGTCCTCGATTATCAGTGGCCAGTCCTCGCGCACGTCCTGATCAATGTTGATGATGGCACCGAAGATGTGGGTCTCTATCCTGTCCCGGTGGGGCTTGAGCACCGCCTTGTCCTTGTACACACGAATGCCGTACACGTAGGTTGGGTCTACGGCCTTGTCGCTCCATGTTGCCACCAATGGGCTCAGGGTGTCTTGGATCTCTTTGCGGAGCGCGTCCGGCAGCTCAATGGTCGTGCTTGGTTTACTCGAGGACACGCCCGAGATAAAACCCTCGACGTGCTCATCTTTCTCAGTGTTTTTGTTCTCGTTGTAAAAACGCAACATTTTGTCAAACAGTGGCTTGGGCACGGGGAACTTCTGAAACCCTTGGCGGGTGTAATTTGGCAGAAACTCGTGCGGTGCTCTGTGCGGGTTCAGCAGCCTGTCTAACGGCACGCTCGGTGTGTAACCGATCTCTTGCCGTATTGACTCGTACCCGAAGCCATGCCGCAGGAGTATTCCGAAGACGACGTCCGGCTTTACACCGGCGGCCGTGTTGGTTTTGATCCATGCGGTCCAATCCGGGCTGAAGGTCACATAGATCTCCGGATCAATCCCCGGGCTGCTCGCCGTCCTCGGCCTTGTACTGCTCGATCTTGGCTCCGGCCGTGAGCTGGGTTACCAGATCATCTTGAGTCGCTACTCGGACCGTGAAGGTGCTGTTGGCGACGTAACTCAGGGCCTGCTGGCGCAGGTTGGCTTTGACTAGTCGCGCGCCTTGGGCACTGTTGACGATGTAAATTCGTTCTGCCATTTTCTCTCTCCGTATTGTTTGATGTAACCGATTCGCTTTCAATTCGTTAAAACAGGTCAGGGAGCAAGCAGATAACCACCACAAACCCGATAAACATTATAGCAATCAGGACTTTTTCGGTCAATGATTCCTTCATATGTTGCTCTTCTTCAGCTTGGCTTCAATGGATCGGGCAAATTCCATCAGTGCACCATCGTGGTCGGCGGGGATGCTGCTGGGCATCAGGTTCAATATTGTGCTGGCAGTCAGCCCTACCCACGGGCGCTGGGGTGGGGCGGCGTAGACGGGTATGGTGTATTCTCGCGGTGTTGCCGACCCGCGCTTGTCGTGATCTGCCTTCAAATCCCGGTGCATGAATTGAGCTAGTTTGTCAGTTCCGTCAAGCCAACCAATTGGCTCCTGCTCTGGCTGTGCTGCAAAGTGATCAGCCAATTCCCGCGCCCGGTGTTTATTGATGCCCTCTCGGACTAGGGTAACCACCACCATGTCTCGCCATTGACTCGGCTCCTGCTCTAACTGTGCTGACTTTTTAGCTACCCACGCAAGTCCAGTGTATGTCGGCTCGTACACGTAGCCAAGTGACTTCAAAATTTCTACCGCTTCGTTTGCAGCGGGTTGATAAAACTTCTGCGCTGGCTCTGCTGGCTGCACTGGTGGGGTGGCAAGACTGCAATCACAAGGCCCAACGGGTAGCGCATCGCCGTTGTGAACAGAGCAATCACTGTCGTGTATATTGCCGTTTTTGCAGGCGGCGCACTGGCAGTGTGTGGTCGCCCCTCGATTGCGCTCCTTTAGTTTGGCTTCTGCCGCAATAAGCAAATCTTCCCAGCCATACTGAGCCGCCGCAAATTTACGCCTATCTTCATCTGTCAGCCCTACCCACGGGCGCTGTGCTGCGGGTGGGGTGGTGTAGACGGGCTCAACCCATCCTTTATGATTTGGGTTGCGTTTGCCCCATTCATCATGGTAGTTTTCGTTGTCATCATAGGTTCGGTAGTCGTACCCGCCTTCACCATCAAACGTGCGCCACGCCACCGGCTCCTGCTCTGGCTGTGCTGCTTTCTTGCCATCGGCAAAACCGCTTTGGTATGAGACCAACAGAGCAGCCTCATACTCTGCAATGTAGACCTGTGCATCGTCATCGTCCAGCTTGGCTTGCGCTGCTTGGCGCTTTGATTCAAATCCAGTCATGTCACATCCTTTACTTCGTAGTCTTTAAACACTGTTCCCTTGCTGGCATTGCCACGCCAACATTCTTTGACCCAGCCTCGTTTGCCAGATTTGTATGTACGCCAGTGACCTCTGGCCTGATGCCTGCGTGGGCTTGCGTGTGTACCGCCGCGAGACTCTGACTGCGGCTTGGGTGGATCAATGATTACCGTGTGCCAGTCATACAACGGCTTCAATCCACGTTTGGCTCTGCTTACGTTGGCCTTGTGGGGTGTGGGGACGTAAGCCTCTACGGGCATATCCAACGATGCGTAAAACATAGCCACAATCGCGCACATCATTGACTGGTCTTGCGGGTCAATTGGCTTGTCAACCTCGCCTGTCTTTGGTTCGCCATTGTCTTCAGCAAACAAAAAAGTCCCAAGGGTTTTGTACCCTGTTGGCTTCATAATCCAACCCGTCACAATGGTTGCCGCTGGTTCAGCCAGCACTGACAGCATAAAGTCACCCTGCGCTGTCTTACCGCACAACATCATGTTTTTGTACGGCGCTGGGTGGAGCAAGTATTTGCGTTGGTCATAGCCAATGTATTCCTTGATCGATCCAGTTACATCAAACCATTGCATCTGAGTTGGGTCAAGGTCAGCCACCGATACCATCTTGATCATTTCTTTGACTAGCGGTGTCATTGCGGCTTCTCCTCGTCTCCAAAGTCCATATCAACAGGGTGCGGCACATCGTCATGCACGATAACTCCATGCTTATCCGCTAGTAAAAACTTACAGCATACAACGCAGTAATATCCTGTCATTTCATACTCCTTCCAATTTCTGCTGCTGCGCGGGTGATGGCGCGGCGGGTTGCTGCGAGGGGGTCAGGATCGTCAAGAAAAGCCCCCATGCCACTGTGAGTCCAGAGTTTTAACTTCACCGCCAGCCGCAGCGCATCGCCATCGTCTTCAATAGGATTCCACTGGTTAAACTCAATCCGCATCTTTGCCTCTTCCAGCCCACAAGCCTTCGCCGCAAGTTCAAGCAGTTCTCTGTCCATATCACATCTCCTATAAACCAGAATCGGCCAGTGCTTCGGCCAAGATT